AAATGAGAGAAATTAAATCATAAATAGAATTTATTGTAATTATCATAATACAATATATTTATTATATTAAAATATTTTTTTATAAATATTCTTTCTAGTTTTATTTTTTTTCCAACCAATAGTTTTATTAGTATTCGTATTAGATGTAACTAGTGGGCGTGTATTATTATCAATCGGTATATATTGATATGATGCTGTTTTTTTCACTAGGTTTTCTTAAGCCAACCAGTGAATAATAATCATTAATAATATCCTGTTTTTTTTGGATACAATTAAGTTTGGTTGAATCAATAAAAGACATTTCTTTTCCACCGTGTAATACAAAATTAAGTTTTATTTCAATAATAGGTGTTTTTTTATCAGAAACTGGAACAATATTATACTTGTTATTCCAATTATAATTATTAATAATATATGGTTTCGTATTTATATATAGGTTATCTCCTTTTTTAAAAAATAAATCAAGAATGAATTTAATATTATTATATATAATCCCTTTTGTTTTTGATTGATTAATAGAAATAGGGTTATACATTTTTTTTTCTTTTAATCGAGTAAGAAAATTATCAAATTGAAAGGATGATAAAAATATTTTTTTAATATCTTCATCACCTAAATCTTTATCGAATAAATTTTTTTTTAATTTAATACTTGGTATAAATAGAATATTTGGAAAAGAGTTATATAGTATTGAATTTGACATAGTTGGTGTATATCGAATATCTTTAGAAATAATACCATTAATAGTTGAAGCATCAAATGTAATTTTTAATATATTATTATTCATCTTATAATAATAATATATAATTTATGTTAATGATTGATAATAATTTAACAAATCCATATTTCTTACATTTTCTTTTTGTTTTTTAGCCTTTTCTAATACTGCGATAGCTTCATTAATTTCATTATCACTAATAATACCATCTTTATTTTTATCAATATTCATAGAATATTTTTTAGATATAATACAATAATTACTATTATTATTTAATAAAAATTCAGATAAAATGATAAATGATGCTGTTAATATAAATGCTACAATAATATCTCTTGTACCCATCCAAGCCATAGTAAATATTAAAATCTCTTTAGCAATATTAGATTTAACAAAAGATTCCATTGAATCATTAAATCTAATGTCAACAAATCTTGAACCAATGTTTAACATTAGCATCATAATTCCAGTAAAATATTTACTTGAGTTTAAAGAATTAATATAATATAATGGATCCATAGTATATATATAGAAATAAGATAAAAATAAAAATAAAATAGTAATTTTGTATTTAATAATTTTATTTTATTTTAAAATTTAATACTAGAAAAATTTAATCTACCAAAATTATTTTTAAAATTAGAATCTATTTTTTTAAATTTATTATTCATGTTAGAAATTTCATTCTTAACATTAAATGAATAACATTTTTCACTTGATTTAGTATATCCAGTACGATTTCCAATCAAATCAACTATAAATTTAAGTGTATATGAATATATTTTATATATAATATTTCTAATAAAATTTGGTATTATGGATTTATAAATCATATTACTAAAACTGCCAATTGAACCAAACACATAAAATAATATACAATTTGGTAGAGAAATAATTTTATCTACAATAATTTTTAATACTTGAAATAAAAATACAAATATACTAGCTATACCAGCTATTAATGAAATAATTGGGTCTACCAAACCTTTTTTAAATATATCTCCTAATTGTGTAAATATAGATTTCATTTTTTTTTCAAAAAAATCAACCGTATTTTTTTCAATTTGTTTACCAAGTGATTTCATTTTACCATCTATTTGTTTAGGTAATTTACCAACAGTTTTTCCGATTGAATTAACAGTATTACCAATTTTACCAATATCTTTTAAACCAAAATTCTCAATTGTATTTTTTTTATATAAAAATAAAAAGAAAAAATGAAGTATACTTATAAAAAAAATTATAAAAATAACTTTTTTATATTTTTTATTTATAATTTTATAATCCATAATATATTATAAAATTATAAAATTATAAAATTATAAAATTATAAAATTATTTTATTTTTAATTCGTTAGATACATTTAATATCGAGTGTCCTAAACGAATTACACCATTAAATAAATTACCCAATGCTTTATCTATTTTTAAAGCTTCTTTAGCTTTTTCAGCAGCTTTTTCAGCAGCCTTTCTTGCTTTTATGGCAGCTTTTCTAGCAGCTTCTTTAGCTTTATTAGCAGCTTCTTTAGCTTTATTAGCAGCACGTCTCATTCTTCGTCTAAATTTATTCATAAATCCTTCTTTTTGAGGAAACAATATATAATAAATGATATATATAAAATAAATTAGATATAATATGATTATTAGATAAAATATAAAATTAGATATAATGATATTATATTTTTTATTCATATAATAGTTAATAATATTAATTATTTTTTTTAATACTGTCTTCTCTATTTATATTATTATTTTTAGAATCTTCAGGTCTTAGGTTTTGTTCATTTGTTATTTTATCATTTGAATCAATAATTTCAAAATCACAATGTAAATCACAAGGATTACATAATGTATCATCTTGGAATTTAATATTTGGAAAACTTTGTTTAATCATTTTAGGTGTAATTTCTTTATTCTGTTTTAATAATTTTTTATTTTCACAATTATTAAGTCTAAATTTGTTTTGGGGCGATATTGTATTAGAATCTTTAGAAGATTTGTTATTTTCCATACCTTCAATATTACCTTCTTTTAATGAAATAAAAAATAAAAAAACTATAATACCAAGTAATATATGATGATATGTTGTTATAATAATTAATATAATAATTATTATCTTTCCTAAAACATTATCAATATTAAATATATCAATTAAATTCATTCTATATAAATTAAACATATATTTTTTCAGTAAGTTAATTAAAATATAATCTATATTTTTTATAAGTAAGTAAAATGTCTTTAGCAATGTATGCATCAGATTTTAATAATGAAGAAAATATTAGACCTACGCAAAAAAATAAAAATTATAATAGAAACAAGACCTTAAAAAGAAAGGATACTAATAAACCAAATCCAAAAGTTGAATCAATGTTACAAAAAATTCATGAAAATGACGAAAGCGACGATGATAATAACTATCAACCGGTTCAACTGCCTTCATCAGCAGGACTTGAACGAATGGAAAATAGTAGTATGAATAATACAAAACAATATAGTGAACAATATAATGAACAATATAATGAAAATATTATGAGTGAACAAAAAAATAATGGTAATAACACACATGGTTCACAACAAGAAGGATTTACTCAATTACCTAGTGAATATGCTAAACAATATTATCAACAATATATACCTTATCATAATCAAAGTTCTGATGATTTAACACCAAATGGTGCTAATAAAGATGAATTATTATCAAAATTAAATGAAATAGTTTATTTATTAGAAGAACAGCAAAATGAAAAAAGTGGAAATGTTACAGAAGAATTGATTTTATACTCATTTTTAGGAGTATTTATGATTTTTATTGTAGATTCATTTGCTCGTGTTGGAAAATATGTTAGATAATTCAAAAAAAATGACTTAAATAATAATTTATGTATTAAAGTATAATGGATAGTATTGTAATGGAGACAAGTGAAACAAAAACTAATAATTCCCAACAAGAAACACCAACCCAAATACCATCGCCACAACAACCAGATATTACTAGTATTGTAATTAATGATGAAAATACAGCATTAAATGTAATGGTATCTTTTCTAAATTTAGCCCAAAAACGTGGTGTTTTTAATATGCAAGAATCAGCAAAGTTATGGGAATGTATCCAAACTTTTGTTAAAAAATAAAAATAATTTATTTATGAAAATAATAAAATAAATTATTTAAGAAGGTTTTTGAAAAACATATAAATATTGATATTCTAATTGTGCCATAAGTAAATCTACTTGTGAAAAACTAATAAATCCAGTTTCTTTAGCCATATTTACAATGGATTTTATAGATGGAATCCACATATTATGAATATTTTCTCTTTTTTTATTGGAATTTGAATTTGAAGTATCTTTAAATAATTCCTTAAATTGAACAAAATCATTTGGAAATACTTGAAAATCTGATGTATAATGAAATTTATCAAATACTACATTTGATTTTGTGATACGTGTATCAGTAAAACTTTGTGGATTAATCATAACAAATGGTTTTCCAACAGGAACAACTGGATCAAATTTATTTTTATCAACTAATTGAATAACAAAATATCCTCCAGGCATTAACCATTCATATACATTTTGCATAAATTCTTTTTTGTTTTTATAATAATAAAAATTCATGTTTAAAGATAATGTATGTGTAAATTGATTATTATTAAAAGTATTAGCTGTCATAGGAGTTCCTTGTATAAAATTTAAAGTAGGATATTCATTTTTAGCATATTTAACCATTGATTTTGATTCATCTAAACCAGTAACATTAAATCCTTCTTTAGCAAAAGTATTATTAATATGTCCAGTAGTACTTCCTAAAATTAAAATTTTACTTTCGCTTGTTGGTTTTGTAAGATTTATAATACTTCCTACTTCATATTCATTAACCATTTGTCTATAAAATAATTCATCATAAATACTAGCATAAAAATCATCAAATAAATTCATACCTTTTTTTGTTACAAATTTTTCTACTTGATTATTAATAAACCCTTCATGTATTATTGTATCAGTACATGATTTATAAACAGAAATTAAGATGAATATTAATGCTAAAAGAATAAGTAAATTAACCCAAATAGGTATTTTATTAACATATCTTTCTATTTTATTGTATACTTTTATTAAGTCCATTATGTATATTTATGTTATTTTTTTTATAAGAAAAAATATATGGATGAATTTGAAATAAATGATATGAGAAGCGAGAATGAATTTAAAGGTGTAACGTTTTCAAAATTTAAAAAAAGTGAAGCTAAAAAAGAATTAATCAATAGTCTTTCAAATGGCAAAATAGAATATGCCTTAAATTGGAGTGCTGAATTTATTTGTTGTGGTTCTTTTATTGAATTATGGGATATAATATTAAATTTTGTAGGAAAACATATTCATATAGGTAATCCTAAATTACCTATTTATTTAGAATTAAGATTTAATAATTTTAAAGAAATTATTTCAAATTATATTGGGTTTGAAATAAATATGCGTAATAATGATAAAGTTAGAAAATTATTTGCGGAAATCATCACAATTATTTGTAACTCTAAAAAAAAGCATTCCATTGAAAGTATTAAAATAAAAAAACAAGAAGAATTCGATATGACAACAATGTCTACACGTTTAAAAGCTCCTACTATTAATTATGCTTCTGAAATATTTAAAAAGGAGGATCCAAAAGAATTATTTATTGCTATGAATGAATTAGCATATCATTTATCTAAAGATTCTTTAAATTCTTTAGAAACATGTTATTGGATTGAATGGATTCTTGAATTTGAAAATTTGTGTAAGAAAAAAAAAGAACTATGTATTTGTGAACGAAGAACGTTTGTGAATGTTGATGAAAAATTTCAAAAAGAGCCAATATGGATGATATGGGATATAATATTTCATATTAATTCTAAAAATAAATCTGAAATATCTAAAAAGATTTTAAAAAGTATATTTGAATTATTTTGTATTCGTTATACAAGTGGTTCTAAGCGAAAAAGAAAGTATTTAATTTATTTTGCTGTTTCTATTATTACTGAAAAATTTGATGATAAAATAAATATAATCGAAAATAAAGATGTTGTAGATAATATAACTAAAAAAATTAATTTAATTTATAGAGAATTAAAAAAAAATGAGGAAAAACCAGCAACTGATTATTTGTTTAGTGGTATTGAAAAAAGTAATACTGAAAAAACAATTGAAAAATTAGAAATGTTAAGAGAAATGGATACACTTATACGAATATAATATTCAAATGTGTGGAATATATATTATCCAAACACATTTTCATCATCATATGTTATATATAAAAATCCATCACTATCTTTATTGATATGATATACATTTATCATTGTGGAACTAGTTGATGGCATTGTTCCATTTATAAATATAAATATTGCTTTATCTGGTGAGAGAAGTAATCTTTTTCGAATTACATAGATAAATTGTCCAACAGTAAAATCAGATGGTATTAAATATTTTTTTTTATCAATCTCTAATTTAGATTTTTTAGATTTTTCACAAATAACTGGTATACGTTGACCAAACTTTTTTAAAATACGGTTACATTCCTCAAATCTATCATCAAATGAATAAATATCTTTAAATCTCATATAATTATTCATGTATTAATATTTAATACCTAATATTTAATACCTAATGTTTTATATGTGATAATGGTGACTATATAAAATAAACATCCACCCCAGAATGAATCTATTATAGCAGGTATTAATTTATATTTATTAAATAATGCATAATTAGTACTATCAAATATTCCATATATACAAAATCCTAACAAAAACGCATTATTGGGAGTATTTCTCTCTTTAATAATAAACTTGTACAATACTAATATTAAAAGAATGTAACAAGCAATTGCTCCATAAATATTTAGTTTAAATTCTTCTTTTTGAATTTTCTGAATCATTGGTCTAAATAATGGTCCCCCTATAGATGATAAATATATACTATCTAAAGTTAACATAGTAAATGCTGGAATTATATAATCCATTATATATTAATGTAATATTGTAATATTAATTCACATATTCATTTTATAATTAAGAATAGTATTTTATATTTTTATATAACATGTTTTATATAAATGTCTATGAGTAAAACAAGTATAATTCCACGAGGAATAACGAATGATATTAATAACGACCCTAGTGAAAAAAGTTCAGATACTTTATTTGGATTTAATAGTAATAATGATGATTATAATCAATCATCTAATAAATCATCATATACGAAATCAAACTATTTTAGAATTGGTATGATAATTGTTATATTATTATTTTTGGGTATTAATATTTTTTCACATTTAGGTGATTTTTTTCAACATTTAAAAGATACGACCGCACCAGTTATTGAAAGTATATTAAAAAATTTAGGATATGTTGTTACAGAAACAACTAAAGATGTTACTGAATTAACGGCTACTGGAGCTAAATTAGGTGTAGATGTTGCTGCTGGTACAGTAGAAAGCGGTATAGATGTAATTCAAGGACAATTAGATATTGACGAAAATCAAAGTTCACAAAATAATAATTCATCTAAAAATATTAAATCGATAAAAAGAAAATCTATGAGCAAATCTTTATCGAATGCATTGGCTAATGCTGAATCGAATTCTGAACCACTACCAGATGATGCAACAAGTTCTACACAAAGAAATGGTTCAAGTAAAACAGGGTATTGTTATATAGGTGAAGATAGAGGATTTCGTAGTTGTATATCTGTAGAAGATTCAGATGTATGTATGTCAGGAGAGATATTTCCAAGTAATGAAATTTGTGTGAATCCTTCATTAAGAGAATAATAATTTACCTGGTTTTGTTCCTGTACTTCTAGCATATTTTGGAATTCTAGGTTGACCGGTATTTGGTCCATATTGTGGCCATTTTTCAGAACCTCCTCTATATGTTCTTTGAATTTTATAGTTTGTCAATGGTACATCTACATCTGGCCAATTGGTAATAGTTCTCAATGGTCCAGGAGTATCATTTTGACTAGTTAAACCAGATATTTTATTAGCACCAGGGCATAATAAAATATTATTTACAAGTTTTAAATTTTGAATATTTGGATTAGTTGTATTATTATTTTGTGTAGCGTATGTTTTACCTCTAGGTTTTCCAATACCTCTAGCTAACCTTGAGAATTTCTGTTTTTTAGAGAAATTCGCATTATTATTTTTATATTGGAATATAACTGCTTTACGTTTTTCATTTAGTGTTTCATACGAACTATTATTATCATATAAAGGAACATTTGTTACATCTTGACAATTTCCATTATTTCTAGCCCAAATAGTAGTTTGTTCTGATAAATTATTATTCCAATCACATCCATTTTGCATATTTATATAATAATAAACATATTTATTATTATATTTTTATATTTTTTAAGGATTATATCCATCCTTGTTTCCTGTAAAAAACCATCTAAGTGATAAGTATTTAGGCATACTAGTACTACTTGTTAATTGACTATTACTAGACATTTGTAGATTTGGTCCCTTATCAACAATTTGTTGAATCTCAGCAGTTCCTAAACCATAACTAAAATATCTCAAATCAGATAAATAACCAGAAAATCCACCATTCATTGCTACATAAACATCGCCATAATTTTGTTTTGGAACACCTCTCATAAGAAGACGTTTTGCTAATTTTCCGTTAATATATGCATCTAACTCATTATTTTCTACTCTAATTTGAACACACACCCACTTATTCATAGGAATATCATCAATAATTAATTCTTCTTTAATATGATTAAATGTATTCATTACTACTACCAAAGCATTTGTATTTGGCGCAATATATAAACCTGGTGCGTTATTCGGACTGTTCATACCATATGGTTTTTTTGTATAATTAATATCATCATTTCCTTTATGGAAAATATGCTTATATTGTCCCTTTTGATAAACTAAATCATCGATAAATAACCATATAGAATAACTAAATTCAATACCTTCATTAGCATTATCAGACCTAATAACTGGTATTGAACCGTTAGTATTAGGATCTTGTGGTATAGTTATCATTGTTTTCGCATCAACCATGCCGTTAACTAAATAAGGAGAACTATTATAAGAAAATACCCATGTTAAAAATCTCGTACAATATTTAATAGCAACTACAAAACAAATTAAAACTAATAATAAAAATGCTACTTTTGCTACTAAACTATTTGATTCTAAAAAATCTTTTGTTCCATTTACGGATTTATCCGTTTTAAAAGTATTAAATGAAGATGGTCCCGAAGAAATATTTCCTATATCCATATCTATATATAATACATAAGAAATTTAGATATGATATTTAATATATATTTTAAATAGTAACAGAACCTTGTTCTTGTCCATCATTTAAAAATTCAACTTTAATTTCGTAAGGAAAACTAAAACCGCCTGACCCACCATAACCTTTTCTATAAATATTATATGCTTCTTGAGGGTTTAATGAATCAGCATAATAATTGACATTGGAAGTATATCCAGAAAATCCACCTAAAGGTGTTATATATACTGGTGCATTATTAGCAATCTTAGCAACACCTGGAAGAACACATGTTCTTACTAATTTACCATCAATATATACATCCATAGTTCTACCATATAAACTAATAATAACATTAACCCATTTTTGTATAGGAACATTCGCAACATTACATGTATGTTTAGTTCCAGTAGATGAACCAGATGATGAGTATACTGTTGTTTCAACTTGAAGATTATTCTCAATTGCTCCTAAAGTTATTGATGGTGAAGGATTTAAATCATTATCTAATCTTCCTAAAATAATCTTTGGTTCTCCATATCTATAACTCCAATCATTTATATAAAACCATGCAGAATAAGCATAATTTGCCGCGTTATTTTGTGCTAAATCACTTGCCGCAATTTTTGTAACCTTTGTAGCATCATTTAAACCACTAATCTTATTTTTCTGTCCCATAAACCATCTAATAATTATGATAAATAATATGATAGATACTACACCTATTGCAATATTTTTAACTGATAAATCCATAATATATAATATACCTTTAGAAATTTTTACTAAATTATAGGAGGATTTAAATTATGAACTGAGTTGTACAACCAATTTATTTTCCCTCTTGAAATATTATTTCTAAAATATTTAACATTGCAAATCCCTCCATATAATCCATTATTTGTTCCAGAAGTTATAAGTGTATTTGATTTATATGGTATATCATCTGTAGTAGATGATACTAATTCATTATTTATAAATATATCAAACGATAACCCATCGTAGTTTATAATAATATTATTCCATTTTTGCATTGGAAATTTCGTAGTTTGATAAATATTATTTTCAGTATTTCTTTGAGTTTTCATTTTAATACGAAGTTTATTTTTTAAAACATTATATTGAATATCGGGTTTATCTCCTACATTTAATATAGATGTATATTCATCATATTGTGAATTAGTCTCTGGAGGATTAGAATTAATATAGAACCAACCTGAAATAGCAAATTTATAACTAAATTCTTTGTTATCATTAATAGATGTAATATAATTTACATCTTGAAATGACCCTAAATTAGTTAAAACATTTAAATTTTTTGGTTCTGTTATTAATTCGGTTGTATTATGATACATAACTTTTTTTATTATCAATGGCATAATAAAATATAAACAAATTAATATTATTTCAGATAAAAACAATATTATGATTGGTTTAGTTGTTATTTGATATTGGTTTTTAAAATAATCTACTAGCTCCATTATAAGACATGGAATAAATGTAATTATTTTAATTAATAGTTTTAACCACGATGGTGCTTTTTCTTCAGGTTCTCCATTACTACTACCTATACCTAAATACTTTATTACTAATGTAAATAATCCTACAAATATAAGAATATTAATTCCCATAAGTAAAAAACTACTAAAATTAGAAAAATAACTTGATAAATAAAAAAAGACAAATACTAAACTTATTATTAAACAAATAAACATAATAGAAGAGAATAATTTGCCTATAAAGGAAATAGTTTTTGTATTATTGTCTTGTTCGTTTTCAAATAATTCTTTTTTTCTATTAAAAAAAAACATTAATAATATTATTAAAAACCCACCACATAATGTTAAGAAAATACCAAGTCCTTCATTTGTATTTGTTATTATATCATATGGATTTTTAGCAAAAATAATACTCATAAGAATAATATATGTAATCAATAGTATTATAAACCCAAACTCAGTCATATGTATTGATACATAAAATATAATTAATTTATATATATATTCCATAATATTGATAATTTTTGTTAAATAACTAGTTCCTGAATCATCAAAAATTGGTAGTTCCTTTTTTTCAGTTGTATTAGAGTTAGTATTTACCATTTAATAAATCATTAGAAATAAATTAAAGGTTTTCCATCGCTGTTTTTTTTCCATGACAATCTCTACATAAAGCTACTAAATTATCGACATGATTAGAACCACCATTTTCTAATCTGATTTTATGATCAACTTCAAACCATGCTGGTAATTGTTTTTGACAATGTTCACAGTCCCATCCTTGTTCAGATGCTACGAACTTTTTCTTTGTTTCACTTACACAACGCTTTGTACTTTTTTTACCCGATTCCATAATACGATTAATCTGATGTTGTTCTTGTTGTTGATGATTACCACCTGTAAACGGTGTTTGATTTGTAAAATCTATTAATGGACTAAGAATATCTAAAGAAGATTGACCACTTGGCATATGTTTAATTATATTAGTTGCTTGTTGAACCATATTCTGAGATTCAGACGGATTTTTTTTTAAAAATAAATATATACTTAACCCTGCAAAAGCAAACCCTATCATTTTAAAATATTTTTGCCAAGATTGTAATATTTTAATATAATTACCATCATGATATGTATTTGCTATAAAAAAACCAGTTATAGCTAAAATTAATATTTCTGATTTCATATAATATTTATAAAGTTTATATTTTTTAATAATTTAATAACTATTTTATTTAATAAGTATATTTTATCTTTAGAAATTGAATTATTATCAACTAACCAATCATGTAAATCAATACCCGCATCAGGCATATTAAGAATAGATACGTTATTTAGTTTTGAATTAATATTGGATTTGTTTATACCATATCTTGTTAAAGAAACACATTTTTTATCAAAATTAATCATATCATCTTTTGATAATTTATCAGGATAACATATTTCAATATCTAATAAATAATATTTTTATAATTTCTTATACCTTCGAGTTTTGATTTAATTTTATTAATTTCTAATATTTCTTGTTTACCATGTTGTATAAGAGACATTTTACTAACACCAATAGTTTTATTTTGTTTACCTTTACATTTTAACACAGGTTTAAATATACATCCAAATCCACCAGATGTTAATGCTTGTCCACCCGATTTACGTCTACCCTTTTTTTAGTTTTATTATTTTTTGTGTATTTATATTCATATATATATTTACGTTATAATTATTTTTTATATAAATAATAACTTCCACCAATTAATACAATAATAACACTACAAAATAATAATTTTTTTCTATACTTAATTTGTTGATGTAATATAATTTCTTTAGGTTTATATAACTCGTGATAGTTTTCTAATGCTTCAGTTAATGTAATTTCATCTTTACCAACCATGATATTAACTTTATTATGAATAAAATGAACCCATTTAATAAAAGAGTCTTTACCTTCTAAATAAGGAGATATTGGATATTCATCTAATAATTTACTAAATTTATTTCCTATTTCAGGATGAGGAATTAATAAAGGTAAATTTTGTATAAAATCATAATATTTTTTTTTAGTAGTTTCATTTGCTTTTAACGGATATGAAATAGCCATTGTCATTATAAAAAACCAAAAATGTGGTCCCCATACTGTAGAATCAAACGATTTTTCTGTCATTAAAATTAAACAATATAAAAAGATAGACAAATAAACATATAGTAAATGAATAAAACAATTAATTTTTGTAATAATTGTGGAAAATCAGGACACATATTTAATAAATGTAAACATCCAATAATTAGTATAGGTATAATACCAGTTAGATTAAATAATAATAATTTAGAATACATGATGATTAATCGAAAACATAGTCTAGGATTTGTAGATTTTATTAGAGGTAAATATCCATTAAATAATTATAATTATTTATTAAATATATTTAATGAAATGACAAATAATGAAAAAAATAAATTAAAAACATTAACTTTTAATGAATTATGGAATTATTTATGGGGAAATGATATTGGAATTCAATATAGGTGTGAAGAAAAATCATCTAAAGAAAAATATGAATTATTAAAAGTGGGTATAGAAACATCTACAATATTATATAATTTAGATACAATAATAACAAATTCAAATACACAATGGAATGAACCTGAATGGGGATTTCCAAAGGGTAGAAGAAACTTTCATGAAAAAGATTTAAATTGTGCTTTAAGAGAATTTGAAGAAGAAACCGGATATTTAAAGAGTGACATAAAAATTGTACAAAATATACTTCCATATGAAGAAATATTTACAGGTTCTAATATGAAATCTTATAAACATAAATATTTTATCGGGTTTATCGAATCAAATATAACAAATACATATGAATACCAAGAAACCGAAGTATGTGATGTTAAATGGTTAAAATATACAGATTGTATTAATAAAATAAGACCATATAATTTAGAAAAAATTAATGTATTAAATAATGTGAATAAAGTTTTACAAGAATATAGATTATATTAATAATATATAAGTATTATGAAAAAATCTAATCAAAAACCTAAAAAAAAAGTTTTGAAATTAATAAAAGAATCCACTATATTTGAAGATAATATAGGAGATATTTCATTTAATAAAATAAATTTAGACAAAATAGATAGTAATAGTAAAAATTTTTTAAATAAAAAAGAATTATTAAATAGAAAGTTTATTTCAGAAAATGAAAGTAAATTTGAAAACTTATATCCGTCATTAGATGACCCAAATTTTAATATTAAAATAGCCATAAAAAAAGAATTTAACGAAACAAAATATGATGGTACTATTTATGATATTGAATCGCAAGCAAAAAAGTTATGTAATGCTGATTTTGAATTATCTCCTAATCAATTATTTGTTCGAAATTTTTTAAGTTTTCAAACACCTTATAATAGTTTATTATTATATCATGGTTTAGGAACAGGCAAAACATGTAGTGCTATTAGTGTATCAGAAGAAATGAGGGATTATTTAAAACAATTAGGTATAACACAACGAATCATTATAGTAGCTTCACCAAATGTTCAAGATAACTTTAAGTTACAATTATTTGATGATAGGAAACTTATCTTAATCGATGGATTATGGAATTTAAGAGCATGTACTGGTAATAAATATTTAAAAGAAATAAACCCGATGAATATGAAAGGTTTATCAAAAGAAAAAGTAATTAGACAAGTAAACCGAATTATACACAATTCTTACTTATTTCTAGGATACATTGAATTTGCAAACTATATACAAAATATATCAAAAGTAGATGAAGATATAACTCCAAGTCAGAAGAAAAATGAAATGGCAAGAAAATTAAAAAAACATTTTAGTAATAGATTGATAGTTATTGACGAAGTTCATAATATTAGAATTAGTACAGAAAAACAAGATAAAAAGATTGCTCAAGAATTATTAAATTTAGTAACACATGTAGATAATTTAAGACTATTATTTCTCTCAGCAACACCAATGTATAATAGTTATAAGGAAATAATTTGGTTACTAAATATCATGAATAAAAATGATAATCGCTCCACAATTGAATTAAAAGATGTTTTTGATAAAGATGGTAACTTATTAATCGATTCATATGGTACAAATATTGGCGAAGAATTATTAAAAAGAAAGGCAATTGGGTATGTATCATTTGTTAGAGGTGAAAATCCATATACATTTCCATATCGTATATTTCCATCATTGTTTTCTATTAAAAATACATTTAAAGAACTACCATATCCACGAAAACAATTAAATGGAAAGGAAATAATTCAACCTTTAGAACATTTAGATGTGTATGTAAATCAATGTGGAGATTATCAACAATTAGGTTATAATTACATAATTGATAATATTATTAAAAAAACGAATAAAAATAAAATGCCAAATTTTGAAAATTTAGATTCATTTGGTTATACCATTTTACAAAAACCATTACAAGGATTAAATATGATTTATCCTACAAAATTATTAAAAAAAGAAAATCCGAAATTTGATTCAAAAATTATGTTAGGAACAGAAGGATTAACAAATTGTATGAAATGGAATCGTGAAAAACCATATCAAAATTTTGAATATAAAAATAATGATTTTGGAAAAATATTTGATATAGAAGAAATCGGAAAATATAGTTCAAAAATTAAAAGTATCATAAATAATATTTATAATTCAAATGGTATTATATTGATTTATAGTCAATTTATAGATGGAGGTGTAGTACCTATGGCATTAGCATTAGAGTCTATAGGTTTTACACGATTTGGAAATAAAGCATCGAACTTATTTAAATCACGACAACATCCAATGATAGATTCAAAAACTTATTTACCAAAAGATAAAATGGAAAATCCAGATGAGTTTAACCATGCAACTTATACATTATTAACAGGTGAAAAAATATTATCACCAGACAAAGTATATGATTTAAAAAATTTGACTGATGAAGATAATAAGTATGGAGAGAAAATAAAAGTAATAATTATTTCTATGACTGGTTCAGAAGGATTAGATTTTAAAAATTTAAGACAAGTTCATATATTAGAACCATGGTATAACTTAAGTTTAATAGAACAAATTATAGGTAGAGCTGTTAGAAATTGTAGTCATAAACAATTACAATTTAAAGAGAGAAATGTGGAAATATTTCTTTATGGAACAATATTAAATGATGATGAAGAAGATAAAGAAGCAGTTGATTTATATATATATAGAATAGCTGAAATGAAAGCTTTACAAATAGGTAGAGTAAGTAGAATATTAAAAGAATCATCAGTTGATTGTTTATTAAACATTGATCAAACACTTTTTACAGAAAAAAATATGAATACTATTGTTAAACAAGAATTATCTAATAAAATGATAATAGATTATGCTATTGGTGATAAAGCTAAAACAGTCTCATGTGATTATATGGATACATGTGACTTTAAATGTAAACCATTCAAAACAATTACAGATAAAGATATTAAATTGGATAATTATAATGAATCATTTATAATGATAAATACTGATAAAATTATTCAAAGAATCCGAAATTTATTTAAACAAAGATTTTTTTATAAAAAAGATAGATTAATTAGTGAAATAAATGTAGAGAAAATTTATTCAATAATACAAATTAATGTAGCTTTAACAAGTTTAATAAATGACAAAAATGATTATTTAATAGATAAATATGGTAGATTTGGAAGTTTAATTAATATTGAAGAATATTATCTATTTCAACCAATTGAATTGAATAATGATAATATTAGTATATTCGATAGGTCTGTTCCAATTAATTATAAATCACATATGATAAATGTTCCAATTAATATAACAGATATAACCGAAGAACCAATTACAACTATTGATGATAAAACTATTGATGATAAAACTATTGACGATAAAACTATCGATCATTCTATTTCGTTAGAGAATATAGATGTTTATAATAAAATTAAACACCATTTTTATATAGGTAAACGTTTTATTTATGATATTAAAAGAGGTGAATCAGATTGGTATATATATTTAGCTAATATGAGAACTAATAATATTCTTGAAACTGAAATAGGAATAAATACCGAAATATTTGATAATTTTTTAATAGCTCATATTTTAGAAAAACTATCATTTAATGATACATTAAAAATATTAAACATAATTTATTTTGAAGAAAAATTTAATAAATTAAGAATTCCTCATCTCAATGAGAATGATAATAAGGAATATATGGCAAAATATTTAAAAAAAGAATTAGAAATACCAATTCTTGAAAGTGAAAATAATAATGATATCGAATATATTATCATAACAGCATGTAAACAATTAGGTGTTATTAAAGAAAATAATCAAGATAAAGATAAAGAAAAAGAAGTATATGATAATGATTTTTTAATTAAAAAAGCACAAGAATGTTATAATATAATTTCTAATTATAAGCCAGAATTATTAATAAAAGCATATTATGATAATAAATTATTAATTAATAAAGGTATTACAGGAATTTTGTTATCTAAAAAAGATGTTAAATTAAAGAAAAATGTACAAACATTATTAGTATTAGATAAATTAAAATGGGTTGATGGTGAACAAGAAGATTATACAGATTTAGCTAGTTCTATAAAACAAATATTAATATCTATATCCGATTATAATTTATATATTGGATTTATGGCGCCATTATTAAACGAAGATATTAACATATTTAAAGTAAAAAGTATGAGTGATAATAGAAGTAAAGGAGCTAGATGTGACCAAACAACAAAAAGTAACGCATTAAAATTATTAAATAATATAATTGATAAAAATATAGATTATAATTACGATGATAAATATTCGAAAGATAAACATAAGAGTCATTTTTGTATATTACAAGAAATGTTCTTAAGATATTTTGATTATACTAAAAAAAATAATAAGAGATGGTTTATATCACCTGACGAATATATTATTAATAATATTGAAAAAATTCATTTTAAAAATAAATAAAATAAAATTGAACATAATTAAAGAATAAACTTCTATTTATATAATAATATAATAATATGAAATTACAAATTGAAAAGAAAAGAGAATCTCCTATGGACCTAGGTGTTTATAATAAATCATTATTATCTAGAAAGATATATATTCCTTTTAAAAAGGTTAATAAGAATATTAAGGAATTGTTAGAAAAAAATATTAAAAAAGAAATTGAAGGAAAGTGTTCGATTGAAGGTTTTGTTAAACCAGCCTCAACAAAAGTATTAAGATATTCTAGTGGATTATTAGTTGAAGACCTTATTACTTTTGATGTAGTGTTTGAATGTTTAATATGTTGTCCTGTAGAAGGAATGAATATTAAATGTATTGTTAAAAATAAAACACAAGCTGGTATTCGTGCACTTATAGATGATGACATATCGCCTGTTGTAATTTATGTAACAAAAGATCATCACTATGATAATAATTATTATAATAGTCTTAATGAAGAAGATGAAATTAAAGTTAGTGTAATTGGTCAACGTTATGAATTAAATGATAACCAAGTAAGTGTTATTGGAAAAATTGTAGAACCAAATAATAACGATAAATATAAGAAAAACATTCCTAAGTAAATTATAATTAAATAATTAAATAATTATTTAAAAAGATTACTCAATATATTAATAATGAGTAATCTAAATTTTTTAAAAGAAAATATTGAAAACTTGACAAAATTTCATCAAATAGAAGTTTTAAAAATTATTAAATCCGATAAATCTATTATTATTAATGAAAATAATAATGGTATCTTTATTAATTTAACTAATGTTTCGAATGATATAGTTGATAATATTAGTAATTATTTAAAGTATGTTGATACTCAAGAAAAACATCTTAATGATGTAGAAGACGAGAAAGAAAAAATATCAAATATATTTTTTAAAGATAATAAAGATAACACATGTATATCTATTAATGAGTAATAATAATTTACAAATATTAAAAGAATTAAATAATTTTATGCTAACTTCAAAAAACATATGTAATATTGAAGTTATCAATAATAATAATAATACAACTAAAGAAAAATTATATTCTAATACAAAATATAATATTACAGAACCATCATTAAAAGATATTTTTTTTCCTACTCAAAATGACCAGTTATTTTGGTGTTTTTATATTATTTTATATGATACAGTTCAGTATGATATGATAACTAATTTTTTTACAAAAGAATATGAAATTAAATATAAATTAATTGATGAGATGAGAGATAATAAAGAAATTTTTAAACCTATTAAAATTAGTAAAAATAATGTTGAAACTGAATTAATGTATAGTAAAAAAATTTCTATGACTACTATTAAAGCATTATGTTATTTAAAACAAATTAATGTATTTTATATCGATAGTAGTAAATATTATGAAATTATAGTTAATGAAAATAATCCTATATATGTTATTGAAAAAATTAATAATAATTATGGAATTAAAAAAAATGTTAGTTCTGATAAAATAAATTATTATCGTAATAATTTTTGGAAATTAGAAAGTTTAGATAAGCCATTAAAAGCTATATCTAGTTATAAAGCTGATGAATTGAGGGATATTTGTAAAAAAATAAAAATAGAATTTGTAAAATTAACAAAGCCTCAAATGTACGAAAAGATATTATATAAATTAAATAATTAAAATTATAATTAAAATTGATATTGAAACTAATATAAAATAATATGTTAAAGTATATATACAATGACGGAATTAACACCACAACAACAATTTGATCAACTTATAAGTAAATATTTAGAACATACTAATTTAATAGATGAATCTCAAGAAAAAAAATATAATAAAGTTACAAAAAATGAATCACCTGAATTCGAAATTCGATTTGGTACAAAAGGATATAAAAAAATATCAAGAAATGATTTTGATAATGTTGTTCAAAAACTTAAATCTTATGATATGACTATGATTAGTAATAATATTCCTACTTTAAAAATTAATCAAGAATATGTTGATAAAAATACTGGTAAAACAAAACAATCTAATATTCGTGTTGAAATTGAAGGTATTCATGCCATTCAACAATATTGTAAATTAGATACTATTAATACAAATAAAATATCACCTAATTTTGTTCAAAAATATAACCCAATAATAAATGATGAACGAATTAGACCTGTTGACATCAATCATTATAATTTAAGAGCAGATTTTAAAATTGAAAATATAATTGACCCAACTAGTTCAATCGTAGAAAATTTAAAATCTAATTGGAAAGATAATAAGAAGACATTTCGTTATATAACTAGAACAACCTTTCAACATAATGATTTTCCTATTAAATTTGATTTAAGTATAGTAAAGGAAGGAAAAAAAGAAGAAATTACATATACAGACAGAAAAATAAATAAAAAAATAAAAAAATTTATTCCAAAACCAGAATATACTATTGAAGCATCTGATGTATTTAATGATATTGAAAAATATGAAATAGAACTTGAAGTTATTAATCATGATACTATATTAGGAACTCGATATAGTAATGTTAAAAACTTATCAAATAATTTGAAAAAAGCGATTCGATTAGTATTATCAGGGCTACAAAACACAAATTATCCTGTTACATATAAGGAAATTGATGAAATCGGACTTCAATATTTAAAATTAATTCATAAAAAAGATTATAATGATAAGATGAGAATGAGATCAAATATGTTTATAGGACCTCAACCAGTTACATTACAAATGATTAATGTTTCACCTATTAATGAGGATGTAGTTGCTCCAAATATTCGTAATAATTATTGTGTAACTGAAAAAGCGGACGGAATGAGAAAATTACTATTTATTAATAAAGATGGTAAAATGTTCTTAATAGATATTAATGCAAATATTCAATTTACCGGTTGTATTACTAAAAATGTAGATACTTTTGAAACTATATTAGATGGTGAACATATATTACACAATAAATCTGGCGATTTTATTAATTTATACGCAGCATTTGATATTTATTTTATAAATAAAAAAGACATTCGTGCTAATCCATTTATTCCAAATATAAATTCTACAGAAATATCCACAAAATTTAGATTAAATGTATTAGTTAATATTATTAAAAACTTAAATGCTGTATCATCATTTTCAGATACTACTATATCACCTATGCGTTTTGAAAATAAACAATTTAGATCTAGTAATGAAAGTAAAACAATATTTGAATCGTGTAATTATATACTATCTCAAGAAAAACAAGGATTATTTGAATATGAGGTCGATGGATTAATATTTACTCCTATTGAATTAGGTGCTGGAGGCAATTTTGTTGGCGAAGCAGGGCCTTTAAAAAAACACACATGGGAACATGCATTTAAATGGAAACCACCTGAATTTAATACAATTGATTTCTTAGTTTCTACTAAAAAAGATTCTAGTCGTAATAATGATTTTGTTGGTAGTATTTTTCAAGATGGTGTAAATACTGAATCATATGAACAGTTATCACAATATAAAACACTTATACTTAAGGTTGGCTTTGATGAAGAAAGAGATGGATATATTAATCCTTGTTCAGATGTTATAAATGATAAAATACCTTCTTTAAAAGAAGAAAATGAAAAATCATTTAAACCATTACAATTCTTTGGTACAGAACCATTTGATGCCGAAGCTGGCATTTGTAATGTTATGTTGGAAACTGACGAAAGTGGTAATAAACAATTACTCACTGAAGAAAAAGAAGTATTTGGTGAAGGAATTATTGTTGAATTTAAATATGATATGATGCGTGAAAATAAATGGAGATGGCTCCCTTTAAGAGTAAGATATGATAAAACCGAAGAATATAGAAAAGGTAATCCTCAATATGGAAATTCATATAAAGTAGCTAATAGTAATTGGAACAGTATTCATAATCCTATTACTCATGAAATGATTAGAACTGGTGAAAATATTCCAAATGAGATTGCGAATGATGATATTTATTATAATAAAAAATCCAATTTCTCTCAGACAAAAGGATTACGTGATTTTCATAGATTATTTATTAAAAAAAAACTTATTAATATAGTAAGTAAAAAAGGGTATACTCTTATAGATTATGCGGTTGGTAAAGCAGGCGATTTATCTAAATGGATTGATGCTAATTTATCATTTGTATTTGGTTTAGATTATTCTAAAGATAATATTGAAAATCGTGTTGATGGTGCTTGTGCCAGATATTTGAATGATAGAAGAAAATTTAAGGTTATGCCACAATGTTTATTCGTCCATGGAGATTCATCAGAAAATATTAGAAATACTCACGCTATTAAAACTGAAAAAAATAAACAAATTACAAAAGCAGTATTTGGTGAGGGTCCAAAAGAAAAAGATAACTTAGGAATGGGTGTATATAAACAATATGGTAAAGGTAGTGAAGGATTTAATATTAGTTCATGTCAATTTGCACTACATTACTTCTTCAGTAATAAAATAGATTTAAATAATTTCTTAAAAAATGTTAGTGAATGTACAAAAATAAATGGTCATTTTATAGGAACATGTTATGATGGAAAAAAAATATTTGAGGCTTTAAAAAATAAAAATATTGACGATAGTATGTCATTATTTGTAAGTGATAAAAAAATATGGCAAATTACTAAAAATTATGAACACAATACATTTGAAGATGATGAAACATCTTTAGGTTATAAAATAAATGTATTTCAAGAAACTATTAATAAATCATTTCCAGAATATTTGGTTAATTTTGATTATTTGAATAGATTGATGGAAAATTATGGATTTGTATTATTAAATAAAAGCGAATGTTTAAATATTGGAATTCCTAGTAGTGTAGGTTCTTTTCGACAATTATATGGATTACTCGAGCAAGAAAATAAAAAAAATCCTAAAAATGTATTAAAATATGGAGAAGCTATTAATATGACTCCAGAAGAAAAACAAATATCATTTTATAATAATTATTTTATATACAAAAAAATTAGAAACGTAGATACGAACGCGGTATTTAATACAATGACTGGAACCTCAAAATATCAAGAAGAATTTAATAAATTAGAGGAAAAAGAAGCAACTGAATCTGCTAATAATGAACAATTAACTAATAATAGTAAAAAATCTAAACCTAAAAATATTTCTAGAAAAATAAAGAAAAAACTTCGTTTAAAGGATGATGAACAAAATATAATATGTTGAAACTAATATAAAAATATATTTATTATTATTATTACATGAGCTTTTTTTTATTACCCCATATTAATAATAATATTAATACTGACAGTATTGAATTAAAATATAATAATGAAAATATTTCTTACATTAGTTTAACTTTAAATAATTATTTAAATAATATTAAACTTGAAATTAATAATAATTCTGAAACTTGGGATTTTGTTAAAAAATATACTAATTCTTATGAATTTATACATACAACTGTACCAAATAGTATTTTTTCTATTAGTAAATATACCCCATTATCTAGATCATTTTATAAAATGATTGAACTATCAAATATGTTACATATTTTTGATGATTTTAATAATATTGATATTAATACATTTCATCTGGCTGAAGGACCTGGTGGATTTATAGAAGCAACTAACTATTTAAGAAAAAATAAGTCAGATAAATATTATGGTATGACTCTTATTGAACCTACTAATAATAATGTTCCTGGATGGAATAAGTCATCATCATATTTAGAAGATAATTCTAATATTATTATTGAAAAAGGAATAACAGGAACCGGTGATTTATTACTAGTTGATAATCTTAAACACTGTAACTCATTGTATGCTAATTCTATGAATATTATTACGGCAGATGGTGGATTTGACTTTTCTATAGATTTTAATAAACAAGAACTATTAGCCACAAATTTATTGTTTGCACAAGTTAGCTTTGCTATTTCTATGCAAAAAATAAATGGTCATTTTATTCTTAAACTATTTGATATATTTACAAAAACTACAATCGATATTATCTATTTATTATCTACACTATATAAAGAAGTATATATTGTTAAACCAAATACTAGTAGAATGGCAAATTCTGAAAAATATGTGGTTTGTAAATATTTTAAAAAATCTCAACCAAAACTCATAAATACGATTATTTCTGAATATAATAAATTACAAGATAATCCATATATTTCTAGTATTTTAAATTTTAATATAGATTATTATTATATTAATAAATTAGAAGAAATTAATGCTATATTTGGACAACAACAAATTGAAAATATATTATTAACAATTCATTTAATTAATTCAAAAAATAAACATAAAAATGATAAAAATGATAAATTTAAAATTCATAATATTCAAAAGTGTATACAATGGTGTGAAAAACATAATATTCCTTGTAATAAAACAATTAATACAAATAATATTTTTTTAAATAAATAATTAAATAATTAAATAATTAAATAATTAAATAATTAAATAATTAAATAATTAAATAATTAAATAATTAAAATATTTTAATATTATATAAAAATGAATAAAATATTAAAAATGTGGAATAAATTACCCGTTTTATTTAAAGTTTGTATTGTTTTTGTTATT